CGGGGCGATCCGGGCGCGGATGGCGGCGGCCTGGGCGGCGGTGACGGTGATGCAGGCGCGCTCTCCGTAGCCGCTGAGCTGACTGCCGGTCTGTCCGGTGTAACGGGTGCAGAGGTCGGTGACCAGGCGGTCGAGGTCGGAGGCCCTGCAGAGGACGCGGTCGATGGCGGTGACGGCACGGTCGGAAACGACGAAGACGAAGGGGGTGGCTTTGTATTCGATGACCGCAGCTCCGGCGACGTGAGCGGCGGCTACGGTGCCGCCGTAACCGCGGGTGGCGGTGATGGTCGTGCCGGAGACGCCGGTGACGTAGATCCGCTCGGAGTCGATATCGAACTGCTTGCCGACGGCAAAGCCCCGGGCGTCGGTGACGGCGAGGGTGCCGGAGGAGGCGGCGGCAGCAGACAGGGTGGTAATGACTCCGGCGTCTACGGCGACGGGGGGGAGGCCCTTGACGACGCCGAAGGGGATCGGGATGATCTTGCCGATGTCGTCGGGGTCGGCGCCGGGGTAGGTCTCGGCGGTGACGACCTCGCCGACGGGGACGCGCAGGCGGCTGCCGGCATCCTCAAGGGTGAGTTCGACGCGGGTCGGATCGGGGAGATCGGCCTCGGTGACGTAAAAAACGTTGATCGCCTGGGGCGGGTCGGTGGCCGGATCGAGGGAGAGCTCCCAGAGATAGAGGGTGCAGGGCGCGGCCTCAAGGGTCTCATCGAGGGCCAGCGTCTCGGCGTTGGGGGCGGCATTGGCATCGATGAGGAGGGAGAGGCGCAGATCGGCGATGCGGATCTCGTTAAGTGAACCGGAAATTTCCTCGCGGACCTCCCCCCAGGCACTGACCCAGGGGAGGGTGGTGACGCCGCCGTTCCAGGTGGGGATGGTGACGGCCTGATCGCTGAGGTAATAGTCGACCCCGGCGACGGTGAGCTTGAGCAGCCACAGGGGGGAGACGCCGGTCTTGCGGGCGAGCGCTGCGGCAAAGGCGGTGGGGAAGGTTTTCACAGGGACTCCTCGGCGGGGATTTCGACCAGATAACGATTCGGCCCCACCTGACGGCTGGTGAAGCCGCCGATCAGGCGGACGGTTCGCTCCTCGGCGTCGGCGTCGATCCAGAGGACGGGGACGCGGGAGCCCTGGGCGGTGGCGGCAAAAAAGGCGGTGAGGCTGGCGAGCTCGGCGGCACTCACGTACCAGGCGAGGAGATGATCGCGGGTGGTCGGGCCCTTGCGGTAGCTGTAGACGGCGCCGTCGGAGGCATAGGCGAGCGGCGCCCGGGGGCGGGTGCGCCCTTCGCGGCGGAGGCTGCGGGAGAAGAAGGTGACGCTTTCGGCGCCGACGGCCAGGGTCTCGGTACTCATGACAGGATCTCCAGCAGCTCGAGGCGCAGGTCAAGGCGGTCGGGGCTCTTTTCGAGGGTGCCGATCTCCCCGACCTGCAGGACGGTGCGGGCCACGCCGTCGACTCCGGCAAAGATGAAGACATCGCTGCCGACGGCGGCAAGGAACGCCTCGAGGGCGGCGAGCTCCGCGGCGCCGATGCCGCGCCAATCGAGGCTGAGGGTGCGAGTGCGCCCGATCAGCGGCGCTGCGGAGCGGACCCCGGCGGCGCTGGTGAGCTGCGCCTGCAAGGGCCGGCAGGCGGTGGCGGGGCGCTGGGGGGCGCGGGTGAAGGAGATGCCGCCGGCCACGGAGTGGAGGACGTAGGGGGGACGCGGGGTGGTGGTGGCCAGGGTGTCGAAGGTGGCGGAGACCGGGCCGGAGACGAAGACGGACGTGTCGAACTGGGTTTCGACGGCCGAGGCGCCGGCGGTGACGACGAGGCTGGTGTCAAAGGATGCCGCAGCAGACAAATAGTCCGTGGCTAAAAGATCATCGACTTCGAGGTTCCAGGTGACGGCGGCGGAGGGCCAGGCGCTAAGATCCAGACCGGCCGTCCCGGGCCCGGCGATTGAGTTGTCAGTAGACGTCAGGATTTCGACACCGTCCAACAGCACGCGTTTGGTCGCGTCGGTCGCTTCGACTCTTAACCGTTTTGTCGTCCCCGCAGGAAACGCCCCGGCGAGGGAGGCGAGCAAAAAAGACGACCCGTTAACCCACTTGAACAGGGAAACAGTCCCATCGCTTGCCACCGCGGCGGCATAGGAGTTCAGCACATCTACTAATCTGACATGAAGGTAAAAATAACCCGCCCCCCCAGCAACGGCGCCGTTTTTGACCGTTGCCTCGACGACCTGGATCCCTGACGGATAGGCACCGGAGGCATAATGTCGCGGCCCCGGGAGGTCGATATATCCCGCCGGCGGGACCAGCTTTCCCGCCGACAGGATCAAGTCCGGATCCTCTGTGGGATGTCCAAACTTCGACCAGGTCGCCCCGACCTCGCCCGTGTGGGCGGTCAGCTGGGTGCCGTCGGCGCCGGTGAAACTATCCTGGACAATGATCCCCATCTAAAGACTCGCCAGCGCCGTCACCGACACATTGCAGGCCGTGTAGCTGCCCACCGTGACGCTGCCGTCATTGGCGACGGTCGGGCGCAGATAAATGGTGACGACCTGGTCGGCGCTGGTGGCGTCCATATCGGCGGGGGAAACGGTCTCGAGCCAGGTGGCGTTATCGAGGCTCACCTGCCAGTTGACCCCCGTCTCCTCGGCGGCGGGGGTGACGGCAATGTCGGTGTAGTTGTAGGTCGTGGCGACCAGATAGGCGGTGACCACGGCGCCGACGGCGCTGCCTCCGGTTCCGGAGACGGCGGCGGTGGAGGCGACGGGGTCGGTGCCGTCTCCCTCGCTGTAGTAGTCGTAGGCGGGGGTGTTGGTTTTGGAGATTTTCAGGGCCATGGGGCCTCCTGGTCAGGGCAAAAGATCCGCGAAATTGACGGTGGTGGCACCACGCCCGGCGGTGTCGATCTCGACGGACCCGCGCCCGAGCCGGAGGACGAAAATCCCGGCGTCGGCGGGAAGGGTAAGGCTGGCCGTACCGTCGGCGGCGGTGGTCGTGATCGCCTGACCGGTGGCGGTTTTGATCCCGGCGCCGGTCAAGACGGCCTTGGGTGTGCTGGAGAATTCGAGCCCGGCGACGATCCCCATGCCGCCGTCGACGGTGTCGACGGCGACGGTGAAGGTGGCGGTGTCGGTCGGATGCGGTGAATAGATGCGTTTCGGATTGTCAGAAAGCGTCCCGTCCGTCGGGATGATCCGGGCGTACTGATCTGTCGGTGACAGCGGCGCGTCGAGTCGGTAGGTGCCGTCGAGGAGATCGACGAGGGCGGCGGCGTCGATGGTGTCGGTGGTCGCCCAGGGTCCGAGGTTGTCGGCGCTGGCCTCGACGATGTAGGTTGTGGCGGGTTTGGGGCCGGGGGTGAGTTGAAAGCTACGCGCCATAAGGCACCTCCTTTTCTTCGAGGATTTCGGGGGGGAGGATTTCGGCCTCTGCCGTGATTTCGGGGTAGATGTTTTCGGGCATCCAGTAGATCATGATAGGCTCCTTGTCGTACCGCGCCACCTGGCACCGTCTGACGGTTGATTTGGCACTAGGGTTTCAGACCCTTGGCGTGGGCTTTGACCTTCAGCTGGGCTCACAGGATGGTTCTGTGATTCTGGCGACCGGGCTGGTGTTAGCGCACCCTCCCGGCCGCCCCCTCTTTTTATTTGTACCTTCCCACATCACTGCCAGCGCGAAAATTGGAAAACATGAAAAATCGAGCGTTAATCTCATCCTATTTAATAGTGATACACATTTTCCTAGTTCTCATCCTGATTAAAAGCGATTTCATCGACCGGGCGAAGAACAGACTCGGCATGGGGCCCGCAGCGCAAGCAGAAGCCGGCGCACATTTTAACAGGATGGTCAGTTACCATAAAAGAATGGACGGCAACATTCTGAACGGCTCAACTATCTTTATTGGCGACAGCATAATTCAGGGGCTTTGTGTCTCTGCTGTGACATCGCCATCAGTAAACTACGGAATCGGCAGTGACACAACAAGTGGGATATTGCAAAGAATCCCTTATTACAATTCATTGAGTCGGGCCAGGGTTATTGTTGTTGCCGTCGGCATAAACGATCTGATGGTGGCCACTGAAACGGACATAATTGATAACTATAAGGCTATTTTAAAAATCTTACCGGCCAACGTCCCCGTCTTGTTTAGCGCCGTGTTACCAGTCGCCAAAAATGCCCCGGCCGCGCTTGGCTCTCACAGCAATCGACAAATAAAATCTTTGAACTCAAGGCTTAAAGCCTTCACAGATGAATCAAGTAGAACCTTCTTTTTAGACGCTGGCCTCTTGCTGGTCGATGAGGACGGATACCTTTCAGACAAATTTCACATCGGTGACGGCGTCCATCTCAACACAGAGGGCTACAATACCTGGATTATCGAACTCCGAAACACCCTCAACAAAATACCGAACTAAGCTGAAACCGACAGTTAAGCAGTGGCACTAGGGTCTATATCGCGATAAACCCATGAGCTAAAAACCGCGCTAGCACGATTTCTGCCATACGCTCCCCGCCATAGGTATTCGGATGCACATTATCTGAAAACATGGTTGTTTTTGTGAGGGCATTCGCCCCCATTTCCCTGTCCAACTGGATGCAAGGGATGCCGTAAAATGCGGCAACACTCCGGCAGGCGTCGGAATACGCGCTGATTGGCAGCCTTGTGCCGGATGGCGTATAGCCAGCTTCATTAAGCCAAGGGGTGGCAAGAATAAAGAGCCGGTGTTTAGGATTAGAGGCCAATAACTTCTCGATAATCGCGGAATAAGCTCCTTTAAAAGTTAGGACGTTTTTGTATGTGGCGGGATCAGCAAGCGTTGCATTATCGTCCGTCCCTAAAGGCTTGAGGTATTCAGCATCAGTCCCGATGGCGTATTCTGCAAGCCAGTCATTAGCCCCTCCCATTATGGTGACAAGATCAGGAACAGCAGCAGCAACCGCATCAATGCGTACATCCCGCCACATCGAATTAACCCCCGTTCCTGCTATATGAGTACTACCAATACCGAAATTTTGATGAGAGCACCCCGATCTAGCGACAACCGTCGGTTGCCATAATGATTGGTATGTTATGGAGTCCCCCAAAGACGCCCACATTTTCCCGGTTAATACCGTTGTGTTTTCGCGTAACGTCACGGCGGCGGAGGGGGAAACCTCTTTTTTGATCGACAGATTAGCAATTTCTGCGACCATGTATGTAATCATTACATAAGAGATGCCATCAGGGACAACATAGCTAGGAGTCCTAGAATCGACCACAGGCAATCCAGAAACGTAGCGGAAAGACGAATCGAGAAATACCCCCCTTGACGTTAGTCCTGATGGCTCTGTTTCGGATGTGATATATCCCGAAACTGTAATGACATCCCCAGGAATAACTCTAATAGGTAGCGTAGAATTAAAAACAAGGCTATTGTTTAAAACGCCATTACTATAAATATAACCCCAATCAAACAGACCATAATCCCCTAAAAAGTCAGCTATATTATAAATAAAAGGCATGTCTTGGTTTGGAATGAACAACGCATCGGCAATGCTCGGTGAAAGTGTGCGATAATCCTGATACATTAATGTTGTCGCGACGTTTCCAACCAGCATATTATATTTAATTGTTTCGGCAAGGGCTGGAACCTTCGTGATATATTTCTGGCTGTTTGTAGCCATTTTGGCATTACTGCCAATTGTCGATAAAAAATTTCCGGATGCATCAAAATATGCCCCGTATTGGGTCGTAGTAAAAAAATCACTTCGGCAAAACAAAAACGACCCACTGACGACCGACATCTCACTATAAGCAAAGGCCGCATTTATGGTAACAACTCCAGTATTGCTGACGTATGAACCTAATACCGTTAACGTAGGCACTAGCGGCGATGCCGCCCGAATAATTGCCGTCTTTGCCTCCACCACCGCCACCCGGTCAAAGCTCGACTGAGTAAAAACACTCACCCCCTTGATCCAATCCCCGTTATTCGCCGGGGTCGGGTCATCCGCGACGCGCACAACCTGCCCCGGGGTGTAGCTCCCTGCGGCGGCGTCCATAAGGGCCTTGGTAGGGTAGCCCATACCGGTGGCGGCAGCGGCGCTGGCGTTGGCGGCAGTCACGTCGAGGCCGGTTTGCACGCGGTCGGCGGCGGTCTGTATGCGGTCGGCTGCGGTAGCGACTGCAGATGCTTCGGCGGCAACCTGCGCAGCAATGGCCGCGTCGGTGTCGGGAAAATGCTGGTCCAGCAGCCAAATCCCGCCCGCGCCGTAAATGGCATGCTCGATGTGCAGATCCACCGTCGTCTCGGCGAAATAGACGGCCAGCTGCTTTTCGGCGCCGAGGAGAATCGGGTTGTCGCGGGAAACGAGGTAATCCCGATCCGAGAAGAGCGCGATTTTGTCGGCTGCTTCGTGCGCCGATCCGGCGACGTAGAAGGTCAGGACGGCCCCGGCGGGGGGGGTGTATTCTTTGATGAGGTCGAAACGGGCCATGGGATACTCCTAGTTGTACCGCGCCGCCAACCGGCGCAGCTCGGGATAGACCTGCCGGGCGATCTCGCGGGCGGTGGCCGGGGTTTCGTTGCCGCCCTGGACAACGACGTTGATGCCGCCATTAACCTGAATCGACTGCCCGCCGAAATTCCCCGGCCGATTCTGCTCGGCAGGGATAATCCGCTCACCCTGGTGGATCAGCGCCAGGCCGGTGCGCGGGACGTAGGGGGTGCCGGTGGCAAACTGCGGAATATCGGCCATGGCCGGGGCCGTCGGAGCGCCGATGCCATTGGCGGCAGCAAGCAGCTGATCGGCGCCCTGCGCTTTGAAAATGATGTTGATTTTTTTGTTGTTCATGCGGTCGAGAACTTCTTCGAGGGCGACCATCTGCCCCTCGAAGGCCGTGACCTTCCCCTGCGCCTCAATCATCTGCTCGGCAAAGGTCTCGGCCGCCAGAGTGCGCTTCTGGTCCTCTTCGTCGAAGAGGGCGTTGATGCGCTTTTGCAGCTCCTCCTTGGTGGCCTGGTAGTTGCTCTCGGTCTGCAACGCAGAGATGATCTCGACCTCGCCGTCTTTGACCGCCTTGTTGTAGCCGGCAGCCTTGTCGATGAGGTCGGCATAGGCCTTGGCTTTGTCTTCGGCGGACTGCCCGAAGGCGCTGGCGATCGACGCCTCGGCGCGCTTGATCTCGTCCTGCTGATCGAGGTAGGTGTTGAGGCCGTCCTTTTCGCCGGCACCGGCGGCCAGATCGGCGGCGTTGCGGGCGGCAAGTTGTCCGCGTACGGCCGCGCGGGCATCGATGAGGCTGTCCATCGATGCGACGGCGGCGGCGTAGGCGCTGGTGGTGTCGCGGAGGTGATCGGTTTCGAGCTTGAGCCGGGCGGCGATGGCCTTCTTTTCGACGGCGATGATCTTTTCGTTGTGGTCGATGATCTCTTTGAGGCGCTTGTCCCGGGCAGTGGCTTCGACCTTGGCCGCCTCGTCCTTGGCCTTGGCGGCGTCTTCTGCGGCTTTACGGGCGGCGACTTCGATCTTGCGGGCGGCCAACGCGCGCCCCTCGGGGGTGACGGAGGCGTCGAAGTTGCTATCGGGCAGGTTCTCCATCTCTTTTTTCAGGAGGGCCGCACCGCCGAGAGCGCTGGCCCCCCACTCGAGAAAGCTGATCTGTCCCGACGCGAACTTTTCGAGCCAGGAGGTGGCGGTGGCGGCATCGTCGGCAAAATCGGAGACCGGCCCGGAGATCAACGACCCCATGGATTTCTTGAGGTTGTCGATGGACGCGGCCATGCCGTCGATCTTTTCGCCCTGGCTTTTAACGCCGACGCCGACGCGGGAAATGATCTCGTCTCCGGCCTCCATCGTCGCATTCAAAAACGCCTGCTTCTTCTCTGCGTCGGTGAGCTGCAAGGCGGTCTTGCCGAGAGATTTGGCGTAGTCCTGATTGGCTTTCTCGACGTCAACGATAATGCCGAGGTTGTCCAGAATCATCCGCGACTGGCGACCGACGGCCAGGGAGATGTCGGCAAAACTCTTGGCGGTGGAGTCGCCGGTGATCCGCGAGGAGGCCCGGGCGATTTCCATCAGCTTGGGGAGGGTCTTCCCCTCGATCCCGAGAAGCATGGCCGTCCCGGCGCTTTCCATCAATTGCTGGGTCGAGAGGGTGCCGGCGCTGATCCGCTTGAGGTCGCTGACGATCTTGTCCGCCGACTGCCCGTAACTGGCGGCGAGGTTGGCGAAGCCGACCCCCTGCGCCTGGTAGGCTGCGGCTTCGGTGGCCAGGGTGATCGCCTTGCCGGTGACGGCCCAGGCGGCGGCAACGGCGGCGGTGACCCCGAGCCAGTGCTGTTTGAAATTCTGCAGCAACCCGATCCGCTTGCCGTGCTGCTCTTCGTCGATCCGCCCCATGACCTGGGCATGCGCCCGCTGCGCCCGCTCGAGCTCGCCGGAGGTGGCCAGTCCGCTGGTCTTGATGCGCTGATAAGCTTTTTCGGCGGCGGCCCGCTGGTTGTCGAAGGAGAGCGCCGACTTCATCCCGAGCTGGGAGAATTCGCGCTCGAGGAGGCTGGCGGCCTGGGTGCCGCTGATCTGCAGCTTACGGATGGCGGCTTCGGCGCCTGCCGTGTTGCCGCCGATAATGATCTTGATGTCCTTGGCCATGGGCAGTCCCTTTCAGGGGGTGGGCGCTTGGGTCTTGAGCAGATCTTCAGTGCAGGCCAGCAGGACCAGATCATCGAGATCGGCGCCGGCCAGGGTGAGAATCGTCCCGGCATCGACGAGCCCGGCCAGACGCAGGATCAATCCCCGCAGGTGCATGATGCGCTGGCTCTCCGGATCGAGCGGGGGAATCGCACAACCGGTCGCCGTCTGGCAGTCGGGGGTGAGGCCATCCACCTGCTGGGCATCCCGGCAAACGTCGCAGGAGACGCCGGGGGAGTCGAGACGCGCCCGCAGGTGGTCGGTCAGTTTTTTTCGAGGCCAGGGCGCAGCGAGGTGGCGGCGACGATGACGGCGGTACGGAACTCGGCGGAGCCGATCATGAGGAGATCGCTGTTCTCGGGCGTGAAGGGGAGCGGCTCGCCTCCATCGACCAGCCCCGACCAGCCGCGAAGCGCGACGCGCCCATAGGCGGCGTTGTAGGCGTCGTCTTTGGAGAGGCCTTCGGCGAGCAGTCTTTTTGCGACGGCCTGGACTTCGGCCATTTCTTCGCGGCCGCAAAAAAGGACCTCGGCGGTTTCTTCGGGACCGCCGAAGGGGAAGACGGTGCGGAGGCGATCCTGCGGTTTTTTGCGCAACAGGGAGATATCCATAACATCCTCATCGGTCAGAGAGAACCCCCCGGGCCTGCGGCCAAAAAGGGGGGGGGTGTGGGTTTAGTCCAGCGGATTGGTGGCACGCCGATTGGTGCCGCTGATCCGGAAGGGCTTGACGATGCCGGTCATGCCGGCGGGAGCGACGGATGCCGAGTGACAGGTGAACTCCACAGGCTCGGAGATGTTGCCGCTGGCGTCGACGACATCGACGGTCTTCATCTGCAGGTGCGGAAACTGGATCTTGAAGAGGCGGGGAATCGCTCCTTCGATGAGGGCGCCAGTGAAGACGATGTCCGCCTTCTTGCGGGTGTCGGTGCCGAGCTCTTCGAGGCTCACCTTGCCGGTGTGGTAGGGGAACCCGAATTTGAGGGAGACCTCGGGCATGCCGTCGTTGACCGGCTCGTCAATGACGTCCTGCGGGGTGACGCCGCCGGTGGTGAGGCGTCCACTGGCCAGCGTGGTCATTTTGCGGCTGGCGGTGAGCTCGAAGGAGTTGGGGTAGACGAGGGCACCCGCGGCCAGGGCGATGTCGTCCTGGTCGTTCATGCGGAAGGCGCCCTGGGCAAAGTGGAGGCGGTGGGCGGTCTCGACGAGGGTGACGTTGTTGAAGGTGGTGTCGGTGTTGGTCCCGTCGTAGACGGCATGGTCGCCGAGGGTGCCGACGACGAGCTGCAACGGCTTGCCGCGCTCGCCCTTGAGGGAGATGGAGACGACCTTGAGGGAGCGCACTTCTTCGACGTAGTTTTTCCAGTGGCGGACGAACGTGGCAAAGAGGCCGTCGCTGTTGTCGGCGAGGTCCATGACGTAGTCGTAGCTGGTGGTGCCTGCGGCGTGGAGGGCGGGGACTCCGGCGGATCCGGTGAAGAGGGCGAGGAGGAGATCGCAGCCGTCGTACCGGAGATAGCCGGGGAGATCGCCGGAGAGGGAGATCTGCCCGGGGGTGCCGTCGGCGGAAAAATAGAGACCCTGGCTGTCGTCGACTTCGATGGGGGCATCGCGACGCAGGCCGGTGGGGAGAAGGAGAAGCCCGTCGTTTGCTCCGGCGGCGACGGCGGTCCCCCAGGTGGTGCCCTTTTTGAGGGCGTACTTCATTTCGACTCCGGCGACTCCGGACATGGCTTATCTCCTTTTCGGTTTATTGGGTGATTTGTGAGGGGTCACGGCGACACCGTTTAAGGCAAGATCGGGCGAGGCATGCCTCGCCCCTACGGGGACCAGGGCCGGGGGTGTGCGCTCGAAGAGTTGTTCGGCGAACTGGTGGTCTTCGATGACGTAGGTCTGGCCGGCGATGATGGCGCCGTGGATCGGGTGGACTCCGGCGGTGATTTTGGCGGTGACGGTGATTTTCATTGGGTGGCCTTTCCGACCGCGGCGTCTTTGTCTTTGCTGCCGCGGGAGCTGCCGAACTCGAACTGGTGGGCGTCGCGCAGACCGAGCCCGAAGAAGCCGGCGACGGTGGAGACGATGCCGCGGATCTCCCCGGCGTCGACAGCCTCGCGGATCAGCCAGAGCATGACCAGGCAGGCGACGAGACCGACGACGTCGCCGACGATCATCCAGTTGGCGCGGTTGTTCTGGTGACCGGCTTTTTGCAGCTCGGTATCGCGCTTGCGGGCGTCCTGCCGGTCGGCAAGGTAGGCCTTATCGAGATCGGCGCTGATGCCGACCAGCTTTTCCTTGTGCTCGAGCTGGGCTGTTTGCAGCGCGACCCACTGCTCGGGACTGGCCCCCTGAACGGCAGCGGTCAGAGCGGTCGGATCGGACGGATCGACACCGAAGATGCCGCCGATGAGCGCGGCGGCCAGCCCCCCCGAACCGGGGACGATGGCGTTGGCCAACAGCGGCGCGCCCTTGGCGACGGCTTGTTTGAGTGTGCCCCAGATGTCCATGGTATCAGGCCCTCCCGGTACGCTGACGCCAATCGGCCAGCTCGAAGTGGGGAAAATCGTTGAAGCGGTTGTCGGAGAGTTGCGTGTCCCGGTCCCAGTCGCCGCCCCAGGTGAGCTTGACCCCGAGGGCTTCGGCCTGCTTCATGACATGCCCGGCAAAATAGGCCATGCGGGTCAGGTCCTGCCAGTCGATGGGATAGGGGACGACATCGACGGCGAGGGCCTCGGGGAAGTTGTGCGCCGACTCGCCGAAGTGGGCCTTGCTCTTGCCCTCATTGAAGGCTTTTTCTTGCTCGGCCTCGCTGCGCCGCCCGCAGATGACGGTACAGTCGAAGGTCTTGACGACTTCGATCATGACCGCCTGCAGGGCCGGGTGGCAGGTCAGGAGGATGCTTTTTGATTTGGCGGAGAACTCAGGCATGAAACGCCTCCTTTTTCTGCACTCGGGTCTCTGCGGTCTGGAGACAGGTGTCGGTGTTGCGCCAGCAGTTGCACGGGTAGCATCCGCCGCGGCCGGGGCGTTGGTCCTCGCACTCGGTAACGCAGCAGAGGGGGATGTTTTTGGCGTTGCACAGGCAGGGATCGGCCATGGTCAGCTCCCTTTCACGATCCAGACGGTGACGCCGGAGATGATCCCCCCGGCGCAGCCGCTGCTGGCGGTGAGGACGATCCAGCCGATACGGGTCATGGCCTTGCCGGGGGCCATCTCGAGGGCGCGGATTCGGCCGAAGACTTCGGTGATGTCGCGCTCGTTGCGGGAGATGTCCTCGTGCAGGTGGCGGATGTCGGCGAGGGCTTCGCTAATTTTTCCGAGGACGCGATTGGTCCCTTCGAGGGCGATCTGAAAACCGGCGATGGCCTGCGCGTGGCCCTTGGTGCGTTCGTCGATGGCGGAGAGTTTTCCGTCGCGGCTGCAGGGTTCTCCCATGGTCTACTGCTCCCCGTAGAGTGTGACGTAGTGGATGGCGAGATCGACCTGGACAAACCCGAGAAAGCCCTGGTCTCCGGCGTCTTCGATGGCGGAGCTGCTGCTGATGCTGCTGCCGTGCCCTTCGGTGAGCCCGCCGAGGAGGCGGTCGCTCTTGAGGGCCCGCAGGATGTCGATGCGCAGGAGCTCGCCCTGGTCGCCGCGCTCGGTGTCGCTGATAATCCCTTCGATGCGGACGGGGAGGGTGTGGTTTTCCTCGCCGTTGGAGGGGGGCGGATCGCCGTCGAGGGAGTCGGTGACGTCGCCGGGGTAGTAGATGATGCAGGGCTTATCCGCCGGGGCGGTCTGGTATTCGAGGTTTTTGTGGACGTGCAGGCCGCCGTCGGTGGCGTAGCTGTTAAAAACCCGGATGGTGCCGAGGAGGGTGGCGAGGGCGGCGAGGATGTCGTCGTAGCGGCTCATGCTTTCACCAGGCCGACCACGGAGAAGCCGGAGTCGGAGGGGACGGGGTCGCGCCAGAATTTGTACTCGATGGCGCCGCCGGGGAGGAGGAGGGTGTGCCCCCGGGTGACGTCAGCCAGGTCGCTTTCTTTGCAGCGCAGAGACGGCAGGATCCGGAGTTGCTCGGTCTCGAACGGGGAGCCGAACTCGGTGCTGCGCTTGTAGATGCCGCGGATCGTCTTGACCGTGACTCCGGAGAGTTTGACGGTGACGTCGACGGCGTTGAAGGCGTCGAGGAAGGCGTCAAGGTCGTCGGAGGTAAACACCGTCAAGCCTCCTTGCTGCTCTCTTTTTTGCCCTTGGCTGCCCGACGAGCCAGTGCCGCTTTCGGAGCGGTGCCGATGTGGGTATCGGTCTCTTCGACCTGGTGCCGCATCGCCTTGGTCGCGTCTCCGTCGTAGCCGAAAACCTCCCCGACTTTGAACTGGACGGGGCCCTTGATGGCGAAGAGCGAGCCCTTGGCGTTTTTAACCGCCTCGAGGCAATAGCCACGACCGGCGGCCTGTTCGGGAGAAATTTCAAGATAACCGGTGTGCAGGGTGACCGGGGCGACAGCAATATAGCGTTTCATGGGATCTCCTTTTTTCGCTGGTTGAGCGCTTGAGATGGCGCCGGAGTGTGTCTCCGGCGCCAGGTTCAAACCCTCGATCAGGAGAAGGTGGTGAGGCAGGCGTGCTGCCAGTAGCCATAACCGACGTTACGGATGGCCTTGACGCCGTACTGATGCTTGTCTTCGGTGAATTCCAGCTCGGACCCTTCGGCAATGGCCGAAATCTCGACAGGCAACTCCTCCTGCAGGATGAACGGCTTGACGTTTCCGTCGGCGCGGAAGGTGGCGAACTTGGTGGTCCAGCTGCTCAGGCGAGGATTGGTCACAACATTGATTGCGAACTCGCTGAGATTGTTGAGAGTGTTGGTACGGCTGCCGGAGGCGTCGGTGATGACCGGGTTGGTCACTGCGGCGACAGCTGCGGCCATGTGGGTGGGCGGCACCATGATCAGGAATTCTTTGGCGCCTTCGTTCATCGGCTCGCCCTGATCGTCGAGATAGCCGAGGATCTTGGACACGGAGGCGAGAATCGCCAGCTCGTATTCGGCGGCGGTCGGCGCGGTGGCGCTGGCGGCGCTGGCACCGATGTCGTTGCTCTGCGTGCCGCTGTCCCCTTCGACGTGATCGGTGTCGAAAAAGTACTGGCCGTCATAGCAGAGCCCGGTCTCGGCGGCGACGATGAGCGCCGACAGGAGCTTGGCCCAATGGGCGTTGGTCCGGTCGGCCATTTCGTTGATACGGATCATGACCTGCCCGGTTTTGTCGCGCCGGATCTCGTCAACAAGAACCTCGAGGGTGGCCTCGAATTTTTTGTTGACGATGGTGATACCGTTCTCGCGGAACCCCTTGGCGTTGCGTCCGCCGATCCATTCGCGCATCGCCGGGGCGTTGCCGATCCAGTTGTAGGTCTCGCTGGCCTGGTCGGATTCGAACGGCCCCATCCCCAATTTGGGGATCCACAGTCCGCCGAGATTCTGTTCGAGGCGGGCGAAGAAGGCGCCGATGATGGCGCGGGAAGAAAGACTCGATGCTCCCATAATACGTACTCCTCTTTAGAGGTTAGGGTTGATTACTCGGCGGCCCAGGTCCCCTTGAGACCGGTGACGGTGTAGCCGTCGGCATGACCGGCACGAAGGGTGACAAAATCGCCCCGGCGGGCGGTGGCCAGGGTGTTGATCAGGTCCTTGTTGTCGGTCCCGGCCAGGTCGGGCCCCATGATTTTGTCTGCTGCAGCAGGATCGGCGCTGATCTGCGCCGTTCCGAAGGGGGCGACGTTGAGCAGGGTGACGTTGTCAAGGGCGGTGGCGGTGACCGGGAGGGTAACGACGGTGGTCACGGTGCAGCAGATGACCTTGTTCGTATCCTGGGCATCGAGGGTTTTGGTGGCGGCGGCGAGGGTCTCACAGACGCGACCCTCCCAGGGGCTGACGAACTTCTCGACGTCGTACTCGACAATGACCACGCCGGAGCTGACGAAGCGGCGAACGAAGCCGACGAAGACGCCGCCGGCGGGGTTGAAGGTGAAGGCGTTGTCGTCGGTGGCAAAAACCGCCTGGCCGACGTCGGTGACGACAGCGCCGGTGATGGGCAGTTGCACGGCGCCGCGTTTGCTGATGCGCACGTTGATAGCGGCGGCGGCGCCGGCGCTATTGTCGGCGATGCTCTCGGCGAAGCCGGCGAAAAGATCGACGGCGGTGAGGGGCCGGGCGTGCCCGCTGGCGGCGACGATGCCGACGGCGGCGCCTTCGTAAATGATGTCGCTGGCGATGACGGGGATTTCGTTGACGTCGCCGAGCTCTTTGGCTCGGGGATTGTTGACTGCCAGAGTGGTCATGTTTGCTATCTCCTCAAAGGGGTGTGGTGCCGATCACTTCTCACTTCTTGCCGAGAACGCGAGCGCGTCCGCCTTCGGCGCTTTTTCGGTAGGCGAGATAGGCGCCGTATTTTCCGCCGAACTCGGCGCGGAGGTCGCCGTCTTTGTCCCATTCGGCCTTGGCCCGGTCCTCGATCGGCGAGGAGGCGTCAACCTTGGTCTCTCCTTCGGTTTTACCGAGCGGCTGCTGCCCGCTGGAGGCGAGAGCGTCGAGGATCTGCTTCCGGCTCTCGACGTCGGCCCCGGCGCTCTCTCCGGCAAAGCTGATACCGAGGGCACCGAGATCGGCGGCGGAGAGCCCGCGCTCGACAACGGCGGCAAATTTTTTGCCGGGCTCGTCGCCGAAAGCGGCGGTGACGAGGGCAACGACGCGGGTGCGTTCTTCGTTGGCGGCGGCGGCAAGCACGGTGGTGTGCTCCGCCGAGGCCAGCGCCTGCCCCTCGGCCAGGAGGGCCTGGACGAGTTCGGGGTGCTGAGCCTGGAGTTCTTCGCGGGTCATAATGACCTCCTCTGCAAGGGGTTTCGCCGAGACGACACCGGCCGCGGCTTTTGTTTTGTTTTTGCCTTTGGCCGGGATAATCCCTGCTGCCAGCTGATCAATCAGGTTGTCGAGGGTGGAGACACCGTCCACCAAACCTGCTTTGATGTTTTGCTTGCCGATAAAAACACGGCCGTCGGCCATGTCGGTGAGCACCGTCTCGACGCTGACACCCCGGTTGCGGGCGACAGTGTCTACGAAGACCGAATACAGGTAGTCGGTCTTCGCCTGGATATCGGCCCGGCCTTCCTCGGAAAGCGGTTCATACTGCGACGCCATCCTTTTGTATTTTCCGGAGGTAATCTCGGTGGTCTTGATGCCGAGGGCCTGCTCCTTGCGGCTGTAATCGCGGTGTGCGGCGACCACCCCGATGGACCCGACCATATTGGTGTCGGAACTGATCCAGATGCTGTCGGCAGCGGCCCCGATAGCGTAGGCAGCAGACGCGATTTGTCCGTCGGAAAAGGTGATAATCGGCTTTTGTCCGCGGTGCTGGTAAATGTAGTCGACGAGCTCGAAGGTTCCGTCGACGGTGCCGCCGGGGGAATCGATGGAGAGGATGATGGCCTTGACGGCTGGATCGGCGAGGGCCTTTTCGATGTCGCGCTGAATCATTTCAGTACTGGCACCGCCGCTAATCTGCGACAGAAGATTCATCCGCTTGGCAATGACGCCGTCAACCGGGATGACGGCGACACCGTCGCGAACCTGGAACGACTCGTGGCGGTTGTCGAGCTTGCGCCCGAGCCTGGCTTCGACGTCGGGGATATTGATCTTTTCGCCGCGCAGATGAGTGTCATAGATTCCCTGGATCTCCAGGAGCATCTGCGGGGCGATGGCCCAGGGGCCGCAAACGATATCGATCAGGCGCATGGCAAAACTCCTATGGTTGATCCGGCTGGGAGGCGATGGTGGCGAGATCGAAACCGGGCAGATCGGACATGGTCAGGCCGAGGTCTTTCATCAGCTTGCGTTCGCTGCCGATCTGGCGCAGTTCTTCCTGCCAGTCCTTGCCCTGCTCGGCGTACCAGTCGGCCAGGGTCCGCATGTTGGAGATGATGGCCTCCTTGCCGGAGGCGACCTCCTTGACGGGGTCGATGTGCCCGCGCTTGGGCGGGGTCCAGGTGGTGTTTGTCCACAGCTCGCGGGCCATGTAGAAATCGGGAGCGCCGGACGGCAGTTTGATGTAGCCCTTGAGCCAGGCTTCTTCGAAGACCATCTCCCATACCGGCTGATTGAAATGGTTGACCAGCCAGACCTGATACAGCTGAATCAGGCGCCAGGCCTCGAGCATGGCGGCCCGGGCACTGCTGTAGTTGGTTTTGCTGAAATCCTTGGCCACGACTTCGTAAGGGAGTCCGCAGGCGGCACCCATGGCGCGAAGGAGCGTCTCGACAAAAACGGGGAAGGAATTGCCGGGACGGTTGTTGTTGCCGAGGATGTGCGGCTTTTGATCGATGGAGCCGTAGATCACCTGACCGGGCGCATATTCCTTGATCCGTTGATCGCCTTCGAGGGTGGTGTTCCCGGTGTGATCGGAAGGGTCTTCCCCTTCGGGTGTTTCGATGAAAACGGGGAACGAGCTGGCGAGGATGGCGCCGATAATCTCGTAATCCATGTAATCGTCGTAATCCTTGAACAGTTTAATGACCGGAGCCAGGATGGAGAGACCTCGCACCTGTTCGGCATCCTTGCGGTGGAATCCGTGGAAGATCCCGGGGCGGTGTCCTTGCCGGGCGGGAATGACGGCAAAATCTTTGCTGGTTATGCCGATGCGCAGCCGACCATCGTCGGGGTTGGCAACGTAATATTGCTGGCGCTCGCCGTGAGAACCGAAGCGAATCCCTTCGCGAACAGCCTTGTCTCCCCGCAGGTCGGAGGGGGTGCGCAGCCGCAGCGGATCAATCACCTGAATGGCCAGTGACAAAAAGCGCGAGGGGTCATTGATCATAACGGGAAGGTTGACGAACTCACCGATGCCCATCATGTTGCGAACGGTGATGTATTGGATGTCAGAGAAGTGGTCGATCCCTTCGGCGTCGGCCTGCCGTGCCCAACGGTAGAAGGCCCACTCGGCCTGCTCGGCGACCTCGGCGGCCTGCTCTTCGGTAATGCCGAGACGTTTATGCGGGATTTTGCTCTGCGGAACCATCCCGGCACCGCCAACAGTGGAGAGGGCCGTGGAATCGACGATGCTGGCGGCGTGAGGATTGTTGGCCACCAGGTCGGCGGAGCGGTCGACGATGGTGACGCGCTCGGCTTCTTCGGTGTGCCGGCTAAGCCGCTTGACGAGCCAATCGCCGAGGGCGCCTTTTTTGCCGCCACCGGTACGGGTAACACCGCCGGCCATAAATTCGAGAGTGGTGCGGGCTTTGGCACGGGAAAGGGCGCGCTCGGGAAAGACGATTCCGATGGCGCGGTCGAGGGCGTTGGTTTTAAGGAGGGCTTTCTTGCTGCGGCTCATCGCGACGGCCTCCCGATCACCGTGACGGCGGAACGAGAGCCCTGCAAGGCGCGTTTTTCATCGCCGAGCCAACTGAGAGTCTTGCGGATTTCCGGCAGATCGGCGCGGGTCAGACGCTCACCGTCGACCTGAACTTCCTGGCCGGCGGCGCACGCCTTCAACGCATTTTTATACGCGGTGATCTGCTCTTCGATTTCGGCGAGTGTAAAGATTGACATGCCGCCATTGAACACCATCCGGGCGACCCTGTCGATTACGAGGGTTACAAGGGTTACAACATCTTGGTCTTTTTTGCTTTTTTTTGCATTTTACCCACTAAATATAGTGGTCACCGATCGGCGAGCAGGCCTTCGCCGCTTTGCCGCTGTTTGAATTCGTCGATGGAATCGACGTACAGGCGCAGCCCCCGTCCGCTGCCGAGAAAAAAACCCTCGACGTCGCCGCGGTGAAAGAGTCGGTAGATATGCTGCCGGGAAGGAGGAGCGTCATGGCATAATTTTTCGCGGGCCTGCTCGACATTGCAGGTGTTCCGGCGGGCGACGGGGTGATCTTGATCGCGGGATTGACGGGTCATCGTCTTACCTCCTCCAGCTCGGCCGAGCACTGGTGCGGGCCGGGATTGCATGTTTGTCTTGTCTGGCCTCGGCTGCGGGCTTTACTGCGCTCGGTTTCCTTTTTTCTCCGGCCTGCTCGGCCAAATGCGCCGCCAGTCGTTCATAATTGGGATTGAGAATCTGCCGGACGGCCATGTTGCCGACACGCACGTCGAGGGCCTCGTTGCGCAAAAATCCTTCCCGCAGGGCCCAGACGGTTTCGAGCTTGCCGGTCTTGCGGTTTTTCTCTTTTTTCGGCCGCTCGGCGCAGAGCATGCGGAAATACTCGAAATCGTAACCGCCGCTGGTCTGGGGCCAGTGGCAGCAGCGGGGGCCGGGCTCGGTGACGGTGAGCCAGGACATAAGGAGGTCTTTGCCGGTATCGACGCCGAGCTGATAAAAGGGGACCTTGTACTTTTTGGTCTTGCTCGGCTTGCGCGGCATGAGCGGCAGACCGCGGAGATGGCTGCCGATGTGGGCGAGGTAGCGCCGGGAGCGTTTGACGAAGAGGCTGGCCATATCGGTGCGATAGTTGATGTCGACGCCGAGGCGCAGAATGGGGAGATCGGCGCCGGACTCGTGGCGGTAGGTGGTCTCCTGTGCCCAGTCGTGGAGCTGGTCCCAGACGTCGGCCTTGCTGGTGTCGCCGTGGAAGACTTTGTACTCGATCCCCCAGCACTGGTGTCCTTCGCCCCAGGCAACGGCCTCGGCCTCGATGCGGTTGAGTTGCACGTCGGCATCGGCGGTGACGACGCAGGCGGCCATGGGAATTTGCCAGTCGGCGCCGTCGGGGCCATAGTCGCAGCGGCGTCCGTAGAGCTCTTTTTCGCCGGTGAGTTCGCCTTCGGTGTCTTCGGGGACGGGGAGGCCGAGGCAGTCGTTGTAGTAATACTGCAAATTAGCCTGGCTCGGTTCGACGAGGGTCATGAGGTAGGCCCCGGCGATTTTATGAAAGGGGACAAACCGCGAGATGAGCGGCGGGATGTGGGCCCAGACGCGGGAGGCTTTGCCGATGGGGACGCCTCCGGGGCGGGGGCGCCAGCCGTACCAGACCTCGGGAGCGCCGTCCTTGGGGGCGGGGTTATGGAGGGCGGCGGCGGTACGGACGGCTTCGTCGCGATCTTCTTCATCCCAGGGCGTGTTGCAGTGGGGACAGAGGTACCAGGCGCTGCCTTTGTCGGCGAGGAGCGCCGGGTCGACGATCCCTTCGGCCCATTGGATGTTTCCGGCGTCCAGGAGGTGGGCTTCTCCGCAGTGGGGGCAGATGGGCCAGAAGTCGATGAGGACCTGGGCTTGGGTGCGCAGGGTCCAGATGCGGCCCGATTCGACGGAGGCGGTGCAGGCGGCGATGATCTTGTAGGAGTCTTCGTAGGCACGGAAGCGGGCGACGAACTTGCGCCAGGCGGTGTCGGGCCAGAGGTCGACTTCGTCGGCCTTGCCGTAGCGGCACGGCTTGCTGGCGAGGCGCCCTTCGGACTGCGCCCAGGCGAGGTAGGTGACCATGCCGGTGCGCAGCCGGATGCGGCGGTTGCTGATGTCGTCGGGGTTGCCGGTGGTGAGCCGGCGCAGGGATGGGGTGCCGTGGATCATGGGCGCGAGGCGGTCCTGGATGGTTTCGACGCCGCTGTTGCGGTCTTGCATGACGATCATGGTGGGGCCGGGATCGGTGACGGCGTCGTAGCCCCAGGTGGTGTGCATGAAATCGGTTTTGGCGCTCTGGGAGCCGCCGGGGAGATAGAGCTCGCGGAGGTGCTCGAGGCTGTAGAGTTCGAGGAGGCCGGTGAGGTAGGGGGTGATCTCGGCGTCATAGGGGCCGGGCATGGAGGAGACTTCAATGTGGCGCTCTCCCTGGGCCCACTGCGCCGCGGATTGCTCGGGGGCGGCGCGGAACACGGCTTTTTCGCCGGGGAGCAGCCGGAACTTGCGCGGCGGCGGGGCGGGGAGCCAGGTGTAGTCTTCTTTGTGGGCGGGGAGGGTCATTTAGGCTACCAGGTCGAGGGGGGAGCGGATCCCGGCGCCGAGGGTGCCGACGTGGGTGTAGATCTGCGTGGTGCGCACGTCGGAGTGGCCGAGGAGCTCTTGCAGGGTGCGGATGTCTGTGCCGGCCTCCAGGAGGTGCGTGGCGAAGGAGTGGCGGAAGGTGTGGCACCCGGCGTGTTTGGCGATCCCGGCGCGGCGGATGGCGGCACCGACGGCTTTCTGCAGGGCGGAGGGGTGCAGGTGGTGGCGGCGGAGGGCTCCGGGGACGCCTTCGCGGTCCCACGTGGTGGGAGCGGAGGCGGGGAAGACATACTGCCAGCCCCACTGGTGCGGGGCCTGGGGATATTTGCGGGCGAGGGCTGCGTCTATGCTGGCACCGATGCCGGCGGCGGTGTCTCTGGTGTGGATCTGCCGGACATGCTCGAGGTGCAGCTGCAGCGCCAGGACCAGGGAGCCGGGGAGGCAGGTGGTGCGGTCCTTGTCGCCTTTGCCGCAGCGGACGGTGAGGGTGCGGCGGTCGAAGTCGATGTCTTTGACACGCAGGTGCAGGACTTCGGAGAGGCGCAGGCCGGAGCCGTAGAGGAGCGAGGCCATGAGCCAGGGTGCGTCTTTAAGTTGGTCGAGGACGAGATTGACCTCCGCCCGGGTGAAGACGGCGGGGAGACGACGGCTGCGTTTGGCGCGGATGGCGTTGATGTCGCCGAGGGGAATGCCGAGCACCTCGCCGTAGAGAAAGACGAGGGCGTTCATGGCCTGGTTCTGGGTGGAGGCGCTGACGCGCCGTTGGGTGGCGAGCCACGAAAGGAAGGCGGTGACCTCAAGGGCGCCGGCTTCGGCCTTGCCCGACCGGAGACGGTCGGCATGGAACGCGATGAAGCGCCGCGCCCAGCCGACGTAGGTTTTTTCTGTGCTGAGCGCGTAGTGCTTGAGGCGGGTTTTTTCCCGGAGGCGGTCGATGATTTCTTGGTTTTTCATGGTGTTGCCCTCCTTTCGTGGGGTGATATGTTGCCGGGGTGGCGGGAGATTATTCGTTAAACCCCCATAGCCAGTCTCATCTTCCTGCGGTCTTTTTTTGACAACTTCTGCCTGGGTATTACTGCCTGGGCGGTGCCGTTCTTGATCTCGTATTCAACGCCATCGCTGGTCTTAAAAAACTTCCGCCCTTCCACCTCGTTGATTTTGGGTCGATAACAAAGCCGCCCCTTTTTTCTAGCCGATTCAATTTCTTTGGGTGTCATTTCCTTGCTCCAAATAAGGGGTTTAACCATCCAATTCAGCGAACGGAATGGGCTTGACTGCTCCTCGTTAAAATCTCGTTGATCCTCGCCCGGCCCGTCGCCGTGCGCTGATCGGGGCGTTAAGCGTTGAAATCCACCGGCTCTCCGTTGAGCCTATCGATATTCGCGGCCGCGTAATCATTGATTCCAGATTTCGAGACAATCCAGTGTCCATCCCATCCAGCAAAAGTGACAGTCCTTTTTGTTCCTGGGCATTTCGTGACCCTAATACGGTCACCAGACTTCAATATCTTTTTGGCTTTTTCGGTAGCAGCCAGAAAACGTTTGCGACGTTCTTCTTTTTCTTGTTCTGTTGCCATTTACACCTCCAGAGAAAAACGCTTAACCAAAAAATTAACGGGACCGAATATGCTATTAGCTACCCCACAATAGGGCGCTGATCCCCGGGCCGTCCCGTCGCGGTCCCGTTATCATGGCGTTATAGCTGCTACTCTTCGCCGTTGCCCATGCAGTGAATTTCGTACCCGAACGCCTGACACAAAGCGTGTTTTCTGGCGATTGCCCGTGCATCACTT